GGTGGAAATGTATAGCGTTATAAAAGGCTTCAAACAATTCCACACAACCGAAAAAGAATCCATGTCAAGAGGCGAACTTGAAGAGTTAATGGAGTTACACCCAGACTAATGGCAACTACAGTAGACCAGTTAATAGTAGAGATTAAGGCAGACACTAAGGATCTGCAGAGGCAACTCAAGAATATTGAGGGCAGAATCGGTGGCGCAGGTAATAAAGGACGAACTGCCTTTGTGCCTATGATCGGCAGTCTTAAAAGTATGTTACCTCTGCTCGCTTCGGTAGGTGCAGGAATAGCAGGTATCTCTGCAGTCTCAGGCATAGCTAGAGTCGGCTCGGAATTTGAGGACATGCGCGATTCCTTGAACCAAGTATTCGGTAGTGTTCAACGGGGTAATGCGGCTTTTAATAATATCCTGACCTTTGCGCAGACTACCCCTTTCCAGATAGAGGATGTAACCAGAGCTTTTATATCCCTTAAAGGAGCGGGTATAGAGCCAAATATGGGTATGCTTCAAACCTTTGCCGATACAGCTTCTACCTCTATAGATCAATTAGGAGCATTCAATGCCATGGTTAGACTGGTACAGAGATCAGCTGCAGGTGGTTTAGGTCTTGAGGAGATTAATCAATTAGATGATAGAGGAATACCTGCAACTAAGATTCTAACGGATGCTTTAGGTGTAACAAGGTTAGAGCTAAGTAAATTTGGTCAAACAGCAGAAGGAGCCGCAGATATGGTTCAAAAACTTATAGCAGGTATGCAAGAACAGTTTGGTGGAGCAATGGTTAACAAAATGGATAACCTATCTACTAAGACTTCTAACATGACTATTGCTTTTAAGGAATTACAGAATTCAGTTTTTGAAGGCGGTTTAGGAGAATTTTTAGGAGATATAGCAGATAAACTTGGTGCATTAGCAACAAATGCTGCACGAACTGTTAGGGCGATTACAGGCAATGAAACTGCCTTTGATTTTACAGGTACGATGGATCCTTCGGAACAATTAGATAGACTCGCAAAACTAACAGATGATACGCAAAAAAGAATTGAATCAAGAATTGCAGAGGGAAAAGTAAGGGGAGGAGGGAGTCAGCAGCAACAACAAGACAGAGAACTTTTAAAAACCTTAGAATTTATGACTATAGATGCAGAAGATGCTTTATTTGATGAGGCTTTAAAGCAAGGTTTAGACGATACAAAAGTAAAAACAACAGAATTATCTAAAGCTATGGGGGAACTAGACAATGTCGTCAAAGAAGCTGCACAAACTTTGTCTAGAGAGTTTGCCGATGCTCTTCTAGAAGGAGAAAGTTTACTAAGTAGCTTCGGTAACTTCGCTAAGAGTATAGTCTCCGAAATTATAGCAACCTTTCTAAGACTAGCCGTAGTAGAACCTATTTTGAAAAGTATTTTCCCAAATTTAGGCACAAGTACAGGAACACCAACAGTAGAAGGGGCAGGGGGTGGCTTAGCGACTCACGGTAGACCTATGCTAGTAGGAGAGCGTGGTCCAGAGCTATTTGTCCCTCATGCACCTGGCAATATAGTCAATGGCGCAGATACTCGTTCTGCCTTAGGTGGAGGAGGCGGAGTAGTAGTAAACCAGAATATAAGTTTTGCTACAGGCGTAGTTCCTACTGTCAGGGCAGAGGTAACGAAGATGTTGCCACAGATAGCAGACGTTTCTAAAGCCGCGGTCTTGGATGCCTCGCTTAGAGGTGGCTCGTTTTCCAAAGGTTTAAGAGGTAGAAGTGGCTAAAGAAATAACCATGCCAACCACACCGAACTTTCTTTCTAGTGAGTTCTCGCTAGTTCGTACTATCGGTAACTCTATCAGTCCCTTTACTGGCCAACAGAAAGTACAAGAATTTGACAACGTCTTTTGGCAAGCACAGGTGACCTTACCGCCAATGAACAGAACCACTGCGGTAAACTGGCAATCTTTTCTCTCTAGACTTAAAGGCACGACTAACGTATTTCAGTTTGCAGATCCCGACGCTTTAACTAACACAGGCACCTACGATGCTAGTGATCTTAAGGCAAACGCCAGAATCAACGATACCAGTACCACCTTAACCTTTAGTGGCAGTACGATTACCTCAAGCGACTCGGTGTTTACCAACGCAAGGGTCGGAGATTATTTCGTGGTAACAGGCGCAGGGAACGAACCGAATAACGGAACCCATAAGATAACCACTAAGACAAGTGCCACTGTCGTGGTCGTAGATAGCCTTCTAACCGCAGAAAGCAGTACCAGTGGGTGTAAAGTCCAACAGAACATAAAGGGCGCACAAGGGCTTTCTTTGCAAGCAACAAGCAACTCGGCCTCAGGTTCTATCGTAGTAGGAGATTACCTCGGAATCCTATCAGGCACAGCAACCACTAATCAACCCGTGCAGTTGGTATTAGTCACGGAAGCCGCAACCGAAACCTCAGGCTCGCCTAACGAATTTGCCGTAGGCATAGAACCGAAACTTAGATCGGACATAGCCGATAACACCTTAGTCAAGTTTGCCAGTCCTAAAGGCTTATTCCGACTACAAAGCAACGAGATCTCTTGGTCGGGAGATCGTAACAGTATCTATCGCATGTCCTTCTCTTGCATGGAGTCACTCTAATGGCCACCAGACAGGGAATAGACAGCTCTATCGTAACCGCCTTAGGGGAGGATCTAACCTATCCCTTTCTAGCCGTCAAAGGCTTCTTTGACTCAGGTAACGTCAGGGTGTGGTCGGGTAACGAGGATGCCACCATAGAAGGCGAAACTTACATAGGCGCGGGTTCTCTAATACAAGTAGGTGACATTAAGGAGACAGCAGAGCTATCCAGTAACGGTGTCTCGGTAACTATCTCGGGTATGGATGCTACGGTTTTGAATCTTGCCCTAACGGAGAACTATCAGAACCGCAAGATTATTATATTAGTTGGCTTCCTTGATGGCGGTACCAATGAGATCAAGGGGGTTATGAATATGTTTACGGGCAGGATGATTTCCATGAACATAAGTGACTCTACGACAACCTCAACCATAGTCATAAATGCGGAGAACAGGCTAATAGATATGCGCCGACCCTGTAAGCTACGTTACACCAGTGAGTCGCAGAAGTTCATCAGCTCCACCGATACTTCTTTTAATAGGGTGATGCAGATGATAGACAAAGAAATAGTTTGGGGTAGAAAATCAGTAAAAGAAGAGGGAGCTTTAAGTCACGACGAAGATCCTTTCTCTATGCACGAATCAGGTTTCTAGATGAAAAAGTTGCCGCAGTGGGATACTAAGTTATTCGCTTTTATTAACAGCAATACCGAACGTGCTTTTGCTTGGGGCAAATGGGACTGTTGTATATTTGCAGTAGAGGGTATCAAAGCTATGACAGGCAAGGCAATGATAGAAATAAAGTGGCAGGACAAGAAAGGCGCATTTAAGTTTATTGCCGACAATGGCAGAACCCTAAACAAAGTGACCTCTAAATATGCTAAGAAGGCAGGCATAGGCACAATAGATAAGAACTTTATTACTGCGGGCGATATAGTCTTACTTAAAAATCAAGCTAACGAAAACGAGGAATTGATAGGAATATGTACAGGCAATCTTATAGCCTGTGTTTCAGAGGAGGGTTTGACTTACCGACAAAACTCAAGCGCAAAAAAAGTCTGGAGGTTAGATGCCTAAGGCAGTAAAGGCGGCGGTAGTAGGAGCAATCATTGCAGGTATAGTTGTTCTTGCAGGACCAACTCTTTTTGCCGCAGGTGGTGCATTTGCCGGTTTTGCAGGATTTGCAGGAATATCTGGAGCTGCGGGGGGTTTTATAGCTTTCTCGGCAACAATGGCTTTTGTAACAACTGGATTACAGATTATGATGGCTCCTTCTATTCCATCAGCTACTAACCAGAACTTTGGCACAAAGGTTTCTACTAGATCAGCAAATGCCCCTCGGCAGATTGTTTACGGTCAATGCAGAGTAGGCGGAACTATCACGCATATAGAAACCACTGGAACTACAAACGACGTACTTCATCTCTTCATAGCGGTAGCAGGACACACAATAAACAGCTTAGAAAAGGTAATAATTAATGACACTACACTTACTCTTGGCTCCGATACTTCGGCTTCTACAATAAACAGTACGACTGTGAACACCGTCACTCATAATAATTTTACGAACACGGAAAATGAGCAGAACTTTGGCAGTGGCAGATTGATCCGTTTTACCTTTAACGATGGCTCTCAAACTGCTGTCAATGCCTTTGCACAAGCACAACTAGGTACAACTTCCGTCCCTAACACTCACGTTTTTAAAGACGTTGCCTATGTTTACATGCAATGTGTCTATGATCCTGAGTTCCTTGCTTCGGTACCAAACGTCTCTTTCGTGGTCAAAGGAAAGAATGTTTATGATCCTAGAACAGGTGCAATTTCCAACTCCGACGCACAGAGATCTAATCCTGCGTTAATCATTAGAGACTTTATCTCAGACACTACCTATGGCCTTAAGGCGACTAGCTCGGAAATCAACGATACCACTTCTGCGGGAGGTTTTGCGGCTGCAGCCAATACTTGTGACCAAACTGTGACACTTGCTGACAACAGTACAACTGAGACTAGATTTACGGCTAACGGGTTCTCAGACATGAGTGCCGATGGCGAGGATATTCTTGGTGGTCTATTAAGTGCAATGGCAGGCAGTCTTACCTACGCTAACGGTCAATTCAATGTCTTTGCAGGGGCAAACCAAAGCCCTTCTCTAACCATAACCGATGATGATGTACTTGCAGACCCATCTATCACTACTAAAACAGCAACAGGAGAAATATTTAACACTGTTAAGTCCGCCTTTGTTGATGCCTCTAACTCATTTATTGTAGCTGATGCGCCAGTCTTTCAAAGCAGTACGTTTTTAACACAGGACACCCCAAGCGGGGAAACCTCTGCAAATTTTGTTAAGACCATGGAGCTGAAACTTCCGTTTACTACAACGCATACGATGGCACAACGACTGCAGAAGATAGCCTTACTGCATAACCGACAGACCACCTCTATATCCCTAACAGTACCCTTACAGTTCATGCAGTTACAGGCTAAAGACTATGTCAGGGTTACGAATGAGAGAATGTCGTTTTCAAGCAAGCTGTTTGAGGTTTTGACTGTGAGCTTTACGCTAATTCAATCAGACGAAAATCAGATCCTTGCCTGTCAACTAGAATTAAAGGAGATAGAGTCTGCAGTCTATGACTTCGCCACTAACGAATACTCAACTCCTATTACTCAAGGTACGGTGGTCAACACAGGAGATAACTCTGTGCCTACACCCTCAAGCGCAAGTGCCTCGCAAAGTGCAACCGTAGAAGGAACGACTACAAAAATTAACATAACCGTCACATGGACTAACTCAACAGAGATAGGCATACAAGGAACGGAAGTCCAGTACAAATTAAGTGGAGATAGCAATTATAGTTCCTTGCTCGTAGGAAAATCACAGTCGGTAGCAACTATTCCAAACGTAACTGTAGGACAAACCTATAACATCAGGCTTAGACATTTTACCTTTGATAACGTCTATTCAAGCGTAGTAGCTCTTAGTGATCTTACAATAACTGCAGTGACAGCAGTTCCCGCTACACCGACTAACCTTGCTGTTGCCTCGGATAATCCCTTACTGATAGGAATAAGTTGGACGAACCCTAGTAATACCGACTTGCGTGCGGTAAAGGTCTACAGAAAGACATCAGATAATACGCCATCAAGTGATAGTGATGGACTGGTAGAGACGATCTATGGAGAACCAGGACAAAAATCATTATTCTTTTTTGGAAAGCAGGATGGATTATCTGCAGGTACAACTTATTTCTTTTGGGTTAGAGCTGTAAATCATTCAGGGGTTAATTCCGCCTTCTCATCTTCTGTTTCGGGTTCTTTCAAGAACATAGTTGCAGGAGATGTTGATACCACCTTTAGTAATACCATAGCCTTTAAATCTAATTTAACAGACGGTACTACGACTATCTCAGGCAGTAATATCCAAACAGGCACAATAAATGCGGACAGAATAGGTACGGGTACTCTTAACGCAAATACCGTATCTGTTACTAACCTTAACGTAGGTGGCTCTGCAATCCAGAACTCTATTGGTAAGGTAGAAGGCTTTGTTTCATCTCATCCAACAACACCAAGTAATGCAAGTTCATCTGTTGCAGGTCTTTTAACCTCTACTTACCCATATGGAAATTCATCGTCTGATCTAGAAATTATAAAAAACCAAGCGTTCACAACCTCTACGAATCACCAAGGAGGTTCTGCAAAGCCCTTTATTATCACTTGTATATTTTCACCAGTTGGTTCTTTTCCTAGTAATGCTGAAAATATGGTCGCGCTTACTGTTTACACTTCCTCAGCTAACTTTCCAACGTCCTCTCCTATTTCTTTTCACAAGTTTCTAGGTACAGGAACTATTGCGGGTACGGCTAAAACCCTTTCTCTTGCTGTTAATCTAAGTCAGAATACTACGCATTATGTAAAAGTTTATGGGAAGTTCTTTAATGTTAATTTGGAAAATAGTCAGCGTGGTTTTGGCACGATGAATATACAGGTTTACGGGTTGTCGGCATGAGTAAGTTATATGAAACAGGCACCGATATTGTTACGTTAAGTTATCTTAGAGATATGCGTGACGATCTTTTGCAAGATTGCGATTGGACACAGATGCCAGATAGTCCTCTTTCGGATTCAAAAAAAACAGAGTGGGCTACTTACCGACAAGCACTAAGGGACTTGCCTTCAAGCTATACAAATTCAGATGCCGTTGCGGATATAGTATGGCCAACCCAACCGAGCTAATGCACAGCGTACTTTGGAGTGGGATCTACTTACACGAAGGGCATTACGTCTCCTTTCGTATTCTGGAGGACGATACCTCCC